GACACTCACTTAGCAAATGCTTCAGCTGCAAAGACTATCAATAATGTGGCAATTGACGGAGGCACAATCTAATGGCAGGAGAAAAAAACTTTAACGTAAAGAACGGTTTATCCGTTGGTGGTGTAGAGGTAATTAACTCATCAGGTGACTTGGTCGCTGGTGGAGTTGGAACTGCAGTACAAGAAGCAATCGCAGACAAAATCGGTGGAATAATCCAAGGTTCGGGTTCAACAACTGTAACTTATGATGACGCTGCTGATACAATTACAATCTCATCAACTGGTAAAACTACAGAAGAAATTCAAGATATCGTTGGTGGAATGGTATCCTCAAATACCGAAAGTGGTATTACAGTCGCATATGAGGACGGAGATGGAACAATCGATTTCACGGTTGGTACACTTAACCAAAACACAACTGGTTCTGCAGCTACTTTAACAACTGCAAGAACAATCGGTGGAGTATCTTTTGACGGTTCTGCAAATATTAACTTGCCAGGTGTTAACACTAGTGGTACAGTTGATACTTCAGGAAATGCCGCTACAGCTACTGCATTAGAAACTGCGAGAACAATTCACGGTGTATCATTTGACGGTAGTGCAAACATTGATTTAGCAGAAACTATCCAAGATACAGTTGGAGCAATGGTTGGTTCTAATACTGAAACAGGTATTGCAGTAACTTACGAAGATTCAGATGGAACATTAGACTTTGTTGTTGGCACACTTAACCAAGACACTACAGGAAATGCAGCTACAGCTACTGCATTAGAAACTGCTCGTACAATTCACGGTGTATCTTTTGACGGAACAGGTAATATTGACCTAACAGAAGTTGTTCAAGATACAGTCGGGGCAATGTTTACTGGTAATACAGAAACAAATATTGCAGCTACTTATGAAGACGGAGACGGAACAATCGACCTAGTAGTTGGAGATACAACAGGTAATGCCGCTACAGCAACTGCATTAGAGACTGCAAGAGCAATCGCAGTAGCAGGAGATGTAGTTGGTACTGCAAACTTTGACGGTTCTGCAGGCATATCTATAAACACAACCATACAAGCAAACTCAGTTGCATTAGGAACAGACACAACTGGTAACTTTATGACAGATGTATCTGCAGGAACTGGTGTTGCAGTTTCACATACTGCAGGTGAAGGTTCGACTGCAACAATCTCTATTGGACAGGCAGTTTCAACATCTTCAGACGTAACTTTTGGAGATATAGCCGCAACAGATTTAACACTTGCTGGTAACCTAACAGTTAATGGTACAACCACAACAGCTTCCTCAACTAACACTGTAATTGCAGATACGTTAATTGAATTAGGAAACGGTACATCAGGAACACCTGCAAATGATTCAGGTTTTGTAATCGAAAGGGGTTCATCTGATAATGCATTTATCGGTTTTGACGAAAGTGCAGACAAGTTCAAAATGGGTACAGGGTCATTTACAGGTGCAAGCACAGGTAACCTTACCATATCAACTGGAACATTAGTTGCAAACTTAGAAGGTAATGTTACAGGTAACGTTACAGGAAACACTTCAGGTACTGCTGGTGGATTAAGTGGAACACCTAACATTTCTGTAGGTACAATCGCTTCAGGTGCGATTACTATAACTAACGCAACAAATGCTGGTGGAACTGCAAGAAACGTTTACCAAAGTACTTCTGCCCCAGGCGGTTCAGACGGTGCTGTTGGTGACTTGTGGGTATTATACTCCTAATAATGGAGTATAAATACCTTGATAATATTAAACACTTTTTATAAGGCAGTATAGATGGCGACAGGAAAACAACACGTTAAAACACCTTCAGGTTGGAATGCAACCCAAGGTGCTTGGGTAAAAACTGGTTCTACTACATGGAAAGCTGCTGACCAAGTTTATGTTAAAACACCTTCAGGGTGGAATAATGCATCAGGTCAAACTTCAGTTCAACAACCATATCCGTACATTGCAAATAGTCAGACTCCATATATTGCGAATGCACAGCAACCATATCCGTACATTGCAAATAGTCAGACTCCATACATTGCTAACGCACAACAACCTTATCCTTATATTGCGAATAGTCAAACACCATATATTGCGAATGCACAACAGCCTTATCCTTATATAGCAAATAGTCAAACACCATATATTGCTAACGCAAGAAACCCATTCACATATAGGAACCCTGTAAACGGTCAACAACCTTATATTGCAAATAGTCAAAGTCCATTCACATATCCTGCGAATGCTCAAAATCCATTTACATATCAAGCAAGGTCACCGTTCACATATCGTGTTCCATATATTGCAAACGCAAGACAACCTTATATCGCAAATGCGAGAACGCCTTTTACATATAACGCAAGGACTCCATTTACATATAACGCAAGAACACCGTTTACATATAACGCAAGATATCCTGCAAATGCAAGGTATCCTGCGAATGCTCAACAACCGTCTTCAACCCAAGTTCGTTCACCGTTCACATATCAACATAGATTCCCTTCAGAATATCCATTTGGTTTTGGTGGTGGTGGCGGTGGTTGCTTTGTCGCTGGAACTCAAGTTTGGATGGCAGACAACACGCATACCAATATTGAAAATGTTGTAGTAGGTGATTCAGTAATGACATTTGACTTTAATCATGGTAAACTAATGCCACAAAATGTTATGTCCCTCATGGTTCCTAGAGAAGGTATCAGGGTATTTAATGTTGAATTGTCTAATGGTAAAACACTAGGTGTAACAGGTGGTCACCCAATACATACGGATTCAGGTTGGAAATATGCGAATCAGGTAGAATGGGAAGCAGAAAAAGAAGAATTTGATTGGGGAATAGACTTTGAAGGTCAACTCCAAGAAGGTGATAAGGTATTCTCCGTTGATGACGAAGAAGTAACAGTAAAATCAATAGTGGATAATGGAAGTGCTACGGTGTATCATTTATCTGAAGTAGAACATACTAAGACATACTTTGTAGAAGGTATATTAGTACATAACGGTTTCCATGAGAAACGATAATGAGGAGTAAATAATGCCACAGGGTAACATGAGGCTTCCGCTGGTTGCAAATGCACAACAGCCGTCTATTGGCAGTTCAAGGTCACCGTTTACCTATAGGGTTCCGTTTACTTATCGTGTTCCTTATATTGCGAATGCTAGACAACCTTATATTGCGAATGCAAGACAACCATATATTGCAAACGCAAGACAACCGTTTACATATAACGCAAGAACGCCTTTTACCTATAATGCAAGATATCCTGCAAATGCTAGACAACCTTATATCGCAAATGCGAGACAACCGTTTACTTATCAAGCACCTGCAAGACAACCTAACACTTATAGTAATAGGTCACCATTTACATACAGAAACCCTGTGAACGGTCAACAACCATTCACTTATCAGAATAGACAACCTGGCACATATGCGAGACAAGGACAAACTCCGTTTACATATCAAAACAGACAACCTGGCACATATGCACGTCAAGGTCAAACTCCGTTTACATATCAAAACAGACAGCCAGGAACATATCAAAGAACAGGTCAAACTCCGTTTACATATCAAAACAGGCAGCCAGGAACTTATGCTCGACAAGGTCAAACACCAGTTATTAGGTGGGATAACACATTATCTCAACAATGGCCTGCAACACCTGTATCTAGTTAAAAAGAGGAGTCTTAGGACTCCTTTTTTACACTCCTAAATATTGACAAGGAAATATATTATGTTAGATAAAATCAAAACTCTAGAAGAAGCAAAATCCCTAATCACCAAAGAAACCATGGAGACCTTTCACCTTGGTTCTCTTAATATTGGTGAGACTCATGACCCGTCATACGAAATTATGAAATGGGCATTTGAAGAGATTCTTCCACCTTTAAAGATTTTTAACTGGGGTGAAATAGAACAAACAAGAAGAGATAAAAAATTTATGGGATTCAATGGGTTGCAGAATAAATCTGTACCTTATCATGCATTTCTTAATCATGGGTATTCAAGTTTGGTAATGACCGACCACCACGCAGGATTTGGATTTCAAAAAAATGGTGAAGATGCAGACATTACAAGTTCTGTTATGAATCTTCGTCCTTCACAAAAAGGTGACCCTGTAACCAAAGAACTTCTTGGTTCTAACTATTACCATGGTGCAAAAGCACATTGGTTAATACAAAGTATTAAAGAAGAAGGTCTTTGGGCACCAATCCAAGGATACACCCAAGAAATTAATGGACTATTACAGTTTGTAATTCACCCAGGCTCTGTTCGTTCTTGTGTATTTGAAGAAATGGAAAATGAAGATATGGAGTGTATGATATGGGATAAAACGGGTGCATTAGAACACTTACCTAGTGCTTCATTTGATAATGTTTTAGAATACTGGGGTTATAAACTAGACCAAAGAGGTAAACATAAAAACATATCGTTCTTATTATGCAGAGGTGTAATAGAATGGCAAACAGATTTAGCAGAACTTGGATTTAGAGACGAAGTATTTAAGTTCAACAGAAAGGTTCATGAACTTACTGCAGGTAAACCATTGTCTATTTACATTGGATATGATAGTACAATGAATGACTTGGAAGGAGTATGTGAAAAGTCAATAAGAGAAACTATTAAAAATTCGCATTTTACTGGAAGTGGTGGTGAGTATCAAAAAATTCACCCTGTAATTAAAATGCTTGACATTTCTAAACTTCCCGACTATAATAGGGAGTACGCAAATCAAAGTACTGAATTTACATACAGTAGATTCTTAATTCCATATCTAGAAAATTACGAAGGTTTCAGTCTATTCATAGATAATGATTTTATATTTAAGAAGTCATTACTACCCATGTTCTATTATCTGAATCCTAATGATGCAGTTGCTTGTATCAAATATCCACATTACGAACATGATGCAACCAAGTTTGACGGAGAAGTTAATATTGACTATCCATGTAAACTATGGTCGTCTATGATGTTTTTTAATAACAGTCATGAAGACTGTAAAAAGTTGACACCCGAAGTTGTTAACACTTGGACTGGGAAACAACTACATCAGTTTGAATGGACTGATAAAATATCCGAAATACCTCAGAAATATATATTTGTGGAAGGTTATGACAATCCTGAAGATAAATGGGATTACACTGGAATTCATTACACTAGGGGCGGCCCGTGGATAGATGGAATGGATTTTTCGTCAATAAATAACCTTGAAGTGTACCATAAGTACAAAAACCTCTATGACTCCACGAAATAATGTGGTATAATAGAAAGATTATAGGAAAATAATTATGAATGAACAAAGAAATGCACTAGTATTTACTGAACAAGGAAACCTCTTTGTCAGAAAACCCAATGGGTTAGAATACGAATTTGAAAATGTTGATAGACCTGAATTAGGTTTTGAATATGATGTATTAGTATATGACGATGTCGAAGTTAAAATCATGAAATGGAACAGTGAAGTTAATTTTGATATGCAGGAAAAAACCAATCTTTCTGATGCAGAAAAACAAATGATTGAACAGTATATTGATAATTCAGAACCACCTATGGGTATAAGTTTAAATGGTCAAGTAATCCAAAAACTATATGACAAGGTAAATGAGTATGTATCAGAGTCTTTAGATTTACATGGTTTTAATGATTTAGCAGAAGTTGCTTTTGCAGGTAGAGAGGGTTCTAATCACCCACATAGGTCTAATGCAAGACGTGTAATGGAGTACGGTGATGCAGTTTATAATATCTTAGACCAAATCACTGCAGAAATTATTGCAACTCGTGAAGATATAGTAAAGCCTGTGGAAGAGTATTCACAACATATACCTATGCCATCAGGTATACCCGACCACCAAAATAGGGCATAAATGGAAATCGTTTATATAGACGAACCATTTAAAATACAAGACTTTCCATTAAAAAAAGTATATGTATTGGACAATTGGTTAACACAACCTCTTCATTATTTTTATGATAATGAGATTACTGTGTCTAATATATGGAGTAAAACCAATCAAGTCAGAAGTCGTTCTTCTACAGGTTTACCACACCATAGTTTTTGGGGTGCTGGGTTTTATGAAGGGCATGATTGCAAAAAAAGACAAGATATGGAAACGTCCTATACATGGTTTACACGTTATCTAGATAGACGATTGCAAACAGAGTTTGGTTTTAAATGGGTAAGGTTTCAATATGCAGGTTTGAATTCACAAACCCAAGGACTACAAGGAACTACTCATAAGGATTGTGCAGATGAAGATGATTGGAATCTATCCTTTTTGTATTATCCTAATAGATATTGGAATCCTTCTTGGGGTGGAACTTTAAGATTATATGATAAAGAACAACAAGGTTTAGACGGAAGAGAGGAACATATTAAAAATCATCAGATAGGTGAGATTGAGTTTAAACCAAATAGGTTAATTATGTTTGACGGTAGAATACCACACGGTGCAGATGCACCCGACCCAAGTGCAAGATATATGGATAGAAGGTCTTTAGTGATTCGTGGTGATGAAGTTAGACTGGAAGAAGAAGGAGAAAACTATTATGCCAACGATAGACTTTCAAACATACAGTGAAGACACAATAAAGAACTTTAAACCAGTTCTTGCGAAATCAGTTCAACCCGATTGGTGGAAAAAAGCAAAAGTTGTTGAAGTTGTAAATGGAACTATCTGTAAAACAATTCGTTCATGTCCTGCAATGCAAGACTGGTTATCATCAGGTTATCTAATTCTTGCAAATAGGGACATATATGTTAAAAATGGTGTAACTGAATTTGATGACGGAGACAAACAGTATCAAACTCAAGATTTAAAAATAGATGAAATAGACCACTATGCATCACAAACACACCCTACAGTTCAGTTTCATGATGCATTTAATTATATGGATAAAAGTGATGCACCCATTAAAGATGCATTTAAGATGACTAATCCATGGTGTATTAAAACACCACCAGGCTATTCTTGTTTTTACTTAGACCCGTTTTTGTTTCAGAATGATTATTTTGCAACATGGCAAGGTATTATAGATACAGATAGGTTTAATGTCAATAAAGACAACTCACAAATTATATTCTACCCTAAAGTAGACCATTCCTTTGTAATTCCAAAAGGTACACCTATGGTACAAATCATTCCTTATAAAAGAGAAGAGTGGGTTGCAACATATCAATTAAAATCTCATAAGTCATATATTGAAAACTTGTCCGAGTATACCTCAGAGAATGAAAATAAAACAATGGCAGAACTTTCTAGAACAGGATTTGCAGACGAACTACATAAGGCAGGCCCGTACAAAAGAGCAAAAGTATGGACACCTAAACATAAAGATTTTAAAGAAGATGTTACAGAATGTCCTTTTGACCCTAAGACTGGTAAATTGAAACCTGAATACGAGGATTTCCGAGATGGCAGTTAGAGCATTATTTCCAACATTTATTTTTCATAGAAATTTTAATCAAGAAAATTTAGGAGAAAGAGGATACTCTAAAGAATATTCTGTAATGTTAAGAGATGAAATGGACGCTATGAGACGAAGAGACCCAGTTGGTAGACAACTCTCTAATCAATATACTGGTTGGCAATCTAATGACGGTTGTGAAAGTAATCCAACTTTTCAAAAGTGTATGAATAGAATACACCAATTCTTTAGTGATGAAGTGTTACCTTTTCATGGATTAGACCCACAATTAGTTAAGGTTGAAATTAGTAATTCTTGGGCAAATATTAATGACAAAGGAGCTTGGAATGCACCACACTTACACAATGGTTGTTGGTATAGTGGGGTTCTGTATATCCATGCAGACGGAGACGAAGGTCGCCTAACTATGATTGATACAATGCCTAAGGTTGTTTCAGACTTCCCTGCAAGTGAAAGAACACCTACTTCATTTCCTTTTGAACCTATAACGGGTGAATGTATACTATTTCCAAGTGGTGCTATGCATATGGTTGAACCCAATCCAACCGATAAAGAACGTTATAGTATTTCGTTTAACACTTATATGCAGTACAACACCCCAGGCGCAAATATGGGTGTAACCGAAAACTACGATAGAGATGAATTTTTATTTGATTTAGATGAAAAGGGTAATCCAATCAGATAGTCAGATGTTCTAAATAGTACTATGGAAATTATCATAGACGCTCATATTATTTGGAATGTTATCTTAACTCTTATCTTAGCACCTATTGGTTTTTTGGTAAGAAATATTGTAGCAGAACAACAAAGATTATCAATACTAATCAATAGAACTAGAGAAGAAGTAGCTAAAGATTATGTTACTAGAGACCAAATAGAAAAGGATTTCCAACGTTTAATAGATTCAATCGAAAGAATAGACGAAAAAATAGATAGACTCCAATCTAAGACTTACTTCCAAGAATAGGTTCCCAAACGTTATAAATAGTAATAGTTAAGATTATTACTACTGGAAACTATTATGGCAGCACCTAATTCAAAGGCAACATTTAAAGAATACATCAAGAGAGCATTAGGAGCTCCTGTTGTAGAAATTAACATCGATGACGACCAATTGGACGATAGAGTTGATGAAGCACTGCAGTATTTTCGTGAGTTCCATTACGATGGAAGTATAAAAACCTATCTAAAACATCAAATCACTCAAGCGGAAATAGATTCATTTAAAACAAATGAAACACACGCAGCTGCGACAACTGGAACACAAGCAATCGCAAACCAAACTTACGGAGAAGGTAAGAATTATATAACACTACCCGAACACGTTCTTTCAGTAATTAACCTATTCCCTTTCTCAAGTGGAACACAATCTAATATGTTTGATTTACAATATCAACTTAGATTGAATGACTTATGGGATTTAACTTCGACAAGTGTTTTGTATTACTCACAAGTACAATCACACCTTGCACTATTGAATCAAATGTTAGTGGGTCAGATACCTATACGTTATAATATGCATTCTAATAGACTTTACATTGATTATAATGCATCAAAACTTTCTAAAGACGAGTGGATAATTATAGAATGTTACAGGAAAATAGACCCAAATGATATGACAGATGTCTATAACGATATGTGGTTAAAGAAATATGCAACTGCAAAAGTTAAATATCAGTGGGGTGAAAATCTTGCAAAATTCCAAGGTATACAATTACCAGGCGGAGTGACACTTGATTCTGAAAGAATGAAAACTGAAGCACAAGAAGAAATCACAAGACTAGAGGAAGAATCAAGGTTAAACTACGAAATGCCTGTAATGGACATGATGGGATAGAGTCATGGCGACTAACGTATTTTTTAACCACGCAGTAAACACCGAACAACATCTTTACGAAGATTTAGTTGTAGAATCCTTACGAATGTATGGACATGAGTGTTTCTATTTACCTAGAGAAGTTGTAGAAGAGGATACAATCCTTAACGAAGACGTTCAATCTAGATTCGGTGATGCATATTCAGTGGAAATGTATATTGAAAACGTGGAAGGATTTGAAGGAGAGGGAGACCTCATGTCTAAGTTTGGTGTCTCAGTTAGGGATACTGCAACCTTTGTATTATCATTAAGAAGTTGGGAAAGATTTATATCCCTAGACTCTAACCTTGCAACGTCCTTAAGACCTAACGAAGGGGATTTAGTTTATTTCCCTATGAGTGGTTCAATGTTTGAAATCAAATTTGTAGAACATGAAAACCCATTCTATCAAGTTGGAAAACTATTTGTATTCAAATTACAATGTGAATTGTTCGAATATAGTGGAGAAGACTTTGATACTAACGTTACAGATATTGACCTAATAGAAGACGAACAAGCATACTACATAGACTTGACAATGGCTGCTGGTGGTTCAGGAAACTATGTGAACAATGAAAATATTACACTAAGTAGTGTAGTGGTTGGTGAGGTAATCTCATGGAACCCTGTAACTAGGAATTTAAGAATTAGAGATAACACGAAAACACTTGTAGTTGGAGATGTCTTGGTTGGTGCAGACGGTAATGCATCGCATACTATTTCGAGTATTGTAGACGTAATGACTATGGGTAATGACGGAACTGCAGACAACTTAGACTTTGAAACTAAAGCAGACGGTTACTTGGATTTCTCAGAGACTAACCCATTTGGAGAGGTAACATAATATGATAGAAAAAATAATTGCAGAAGTAGTTGGTTGTGACCAAGATTTAGTTAAAGAAGATTCAAACTTTGTAGAAGATTTGGGTTTTGATTCATTAAACGTAGTTGAATTGGTAATGCAAATCGAAGAAGAATTCGATATGGAAATACCTGATGATGATGCAGAAAACCTACTAACAGTGAAAGACCTAAAAAATTATGTTGAGGATTATGCATAATGTTCGGTACACACTTTTATCATGAGACAATTAAACGAAGTGTATCTATCTTTGGTACACTCTTTAATAATGTCACGATTAAAAAAATCAAAGCAGACGGGACTGTTCTTGCACAACAGATAGTTCCTATATCATATGGGCCAAGACAAAAGTGGTTAGCGAGACTTAACGAAGAACCTAATTTAAGTGATAACAATAGAAGTGCAATTAGTCTACCTAGACTTGCATTTGAAATTACTGGATTTCAATATGATGCAGATAGACAACAAAACAAATTAATTAAGACAACCAAAGGTGGACTTAATGCAGATAAATCAAATCGAGGATTCCAGTACGCACCTGCACCATATACAATAAGTTTTACACTTAGTGTTCTTGCGAAACAAGCTTCAGACGGACTTCAAATCGTAGAACAAATACTTCCTTATTTCCAACCTGAATATACAGTATCAATGAAAATGATAGATGATATGAGTGAAGTAAGAGACGTACCAATTACACTTACAGGTGTTGAAATGACCGACACTTATGACGGAGAGTTTACAGAAAGAAGGGTTATAGAACATACACTTACTTTTGATATGAAAGTATACTTCTTCGGCCCAATCTACAACGGTAAGATTATTAAGAACGTTATTGAAAGAACATACATTAATCCTGATGTTACTAAAGGATTCTCAACTACTCAAATAGACGAATCGGGTCTTGTTAAAGAGGTTAAACACTATGAACCTGCATTCGGTGAGGTTGCAAACGTGGTTAATAACTCTGCAAATGTGACTTTTGATACTGCAATAAATAGTTCTATAAGTACTGGGGACGAAGTGTTCGATACAGGTAATTCAACGAATCCAACAATTAGTGCGATTGGTAGTGATAAGAAGTCTGTAACATTATCAAGTGCGATTACACTTGCAAGAAAAACAACACTTAAGTTTGTTGGTTCTGTTGACCCTGAAGATACATTCGTAGTTGCAGAAACAGTAAACTTCTATGATGACGGAACAGGTAAAACATACTCAGACAATAAGACTGAAGATGAGAGTTAAATTATGGCAAAAGATATTGATTCAAAACTAGATGATATCCTAGATATCGGAACTAATATA